GTGAGCCGGTACGTACCTACCAGGCGGCACGTCTGCACGTTTCCCCCGTCTTCATCAACGCCGCCCATTGTCATAAGCCTGCGAAGCAAATTACCGTTCCCGTCTATATCTATACCGGTAATTCGTAGATAGCTGGTCGCGCTGCATTGCTGTAACAACGTGTTCCAGTCGATCAGGCTACAGTTATCAATCACAAGGCGCGTGATATTTGCCGTGCCTTCCAGCTGCAGCCCAGCATTGGTTAGTTTGTTCAGGTACCGGAGTTCCAGCGTCTGCAAAGTTGCGGGAAGGACGCAAACGGCCAGAGGCGCACCGCCGGCGAATGTCACACCGGTAAGGGATGTATCACCGGCCAGGAAGGTCTCAAGTTTAGCATTGCTTGAAAGGTCCATACCGGTAAAGGAAGAGGATTTAAGCCCGGATATGTCGAGTTTTCGAAGATTACGGCAATTACCCACCAGAAGGGCGTTAAGTGTCGTTTGTCCGGCCTCACAACTAATATTCAGATCACGCAAGGCCGTACAGTTATTCAGGTTCAATGTGCCGACAATGGCGTGGCTTACATCCGTCAGATCAAGCCCGCGAATACGGCTTGCACCGTAGAAATATTGCGGATCGTTTACAATCAAATCCGTGTCCATTGTCAGTTCCACCACACTACCGGCCGTTTCTGCAAGTACCGCGCTTTGGTGCGGTGTTCCGGACGTGTACCCGTACCCGTAATAATACCGTTCGGAGGCTGTAATCCGAACTTTCCGGTTATCGTTTCCGAACTTATACCCGAAATAAGCCGCGAAGCTGTCACGACGATAAGTACCGGCCACGTACTGACTATCCAGAAGGGCGAAACGGTTCTGAATGGTATAAGTACGGTGCGCGTAACGGCTGCCCTGCAAGGCATACAGATAATTATAATAACTGGTTCCGCTGCTGGTTGTCACACCTTCGGTAAGCGGAAGGATATATTTATACTCCGAATCCTTGTTATAAATCCGCTCGCACCAGTTACCCATTTGCTCCTCGTTAAATACTTGCAGGACATATTCAAGGCTCATATTACTACGCAAGGTTTCCGCCACTTCACGTAATTTGTCCGGACAAGATCGTACCAGTTCCCATAAAACGGAATCATGGCCGGCAAAAGCATAACTACCGATACTATCGTCAAAACTTGCGTGGGTAATGGTATATTCGTATTTCAGTACCGAATCATTACGCACACCGAACAACGTGTCCATATCGTAAGGAAGGAAATACCAGATCAGGCCGTCCCAGGTCGCCAGCATCATATTTTTTGCCCGGTTATCCACGGCCATAAAGTAATCGGTAATCAGATACCATGCAAACGGGCTGTCATTACCGAAATACTGGTTATATTCCGCCAGGAACTTGGCGGGATTACCTTTACATGAATCTACCCAGTTCCAAAGTCTTATAACTGCCGCCTTGTCGTCCTCGTGTGCATCCGCCCAGGTAGTATCTGCTTTGAAACGAAATTCCAGCGCATCATCAAAAGAAGACATGTCGGTAGTCCCGAACAAACAAAGGGCCTCGGAGTTATTCAGGAACTCCAGACAAATACATTTGTTACGCTGCCCGTTCAGGGACGCTTCGTCGTTGAATCCTTCAATTCCTTCAAAACCGTAAATGATCGCACTTTCCGACTTCTCATTATTGAAATTGTATTTTCCCAGATAAGTATTCGTACCGGTGCCGTCGTTATCATAAAACAGGTCCATAGGGAAACCGTCTACACCTATACGTACGTCATATTCCCCCTTATATGCAGCCTGCGGCGGCGTCAACCACCCGCACTTCTTCCAAATGTCATTCACAATACGCACCGCACCGGTATTATGTGTACCGGAAGAATCGGAAAAGTCCGCTTTCAAACAGAATATACTGATCGGCCGTGCTCCCGGTTTGAAACTGTATTCAAGAGACGGCACATCCACGCCGTTAACTTCCAGCGTGGTACCGTATTTCTCCAAGCGCAAGAAATAAAGACGGTAATTCTTACGCGGATAAGTGGTGGATGATGTACCTTGTATTCTTAGACCGACATTCCTTGCTACAAAGTCATATTCCTTACCGTACGGGCTATAAAAATAGATATCGACCGGGACCTCGAATTTCTTGTTATTGGTGGCGTTGACAAGGTTCACATCGCCGACAATTCGCATAACCGCCTTTCCTTGGGCGCGTAGCTTGTCTATGTCTATATCCGTACCGTTGTCCCCCGTAACATCGTTCTTTTCAAATAACAGGACCATTTCGTCCGACGTAGTCCGGTCTACCATGTAATTGTTCAGTTCTTCATCATCCGTAAGCGCACGGTTATAAATACGGAAATTCCTGATCTCCACATCCGCCGTATCACTGAATAAACGGATGTTCACCGGTTCCGCCTGCAGTAGTCCTTCGGTAGCCCCATACTGTACAGCCCCGCAACGGATTCCGTTTACATAAAGTTCCAGCAACCGTTTGCCAGCCTTGGACCCGACAATAAAGGCTATTTTCAGGTTCATATCACTTGCAAACTTTGTACTTACTTCCGTACCGCCAGAAACACGCATAAGGGCCTGCTCCGTTGTCATTTGGAAACCGATATCGCCGGCCATACAGTCCAGTATTACCCCCTGCCGGTCCGTTACCGACGAACAAAGAATTTCCATTTCATAGGTAGCCCCGGTAGTGGTTGCATCTGTGGAGAACGGCTGGTACCCGATTTCAATCTTCGCGCCTCCTGTAAGTTTCAGGGCGTCACCCGTCCAGCCGTTGCTGTTCCAGTCGAAACCCGCAAACGTTGTATGTATGTCGCCATAATCCCAGGCTCCCGGATCGGATTCACTGTTACTCCGCCCGGCTGCCGAAAGTTTCAGTACAAGCCCGGCAGTAGTTTCTTGCAAGTCGATGCCGCTTTCCGTCACGTCGATATAAAACGGGTATTCCGTGGCTCCCGTCTTAAATTTCATATTGATTTCACCCTGTTCCGTAAAACGGTTGGTATATGTCTGCGTAGTACGGGCCACACTGACAGACTGCGTTTTCACCCCGTCCCGGTAAACGTCCACTTTGGCCGGCGTCGCGGCGGGATCATAAGCCACAAAGTTAAATTTCACCTGTTCGTACTGCCCCGCTTCCAGGCGCGGAACAAGATGATCCTCCGTAAAAATACGGCCGTCCGGAAAACTTATCATCGTGCCGATGAACGGTGCCGATCCTCCGGATTTCAGGATATCAATGTAGATACTTTCAGACTTTAACACGAGATCGGCGGAAGCCTCCATTTCGGCAACCATTTGAACGGTATTCCGGCCGGTCACAAGCGAAGAGGGGGACAAACTGAAACTGCCGTTTGTCGTTCCTGATCTTGTAATAGTGTGCGCGTTCTGTTGCTGACCGTTCAGATAAAGTGTGACGACCTTTGTTCCGGCACCGTTGACAGCATAAGGAATATTAATCGTGTCGGCCAGAGTATAACCGCCTGTGGCTATAGCCCCGGCCAGATTGTAAGAGCTGGTAAGGGAAAGACTAACAACCTTTACGGATGTAAACGCCTGCCGGGTTTGTTTCTTGCCGGTAGTCGGATCGGTTGTGGTTGCCACTACGTAAATATCGGTATTCCCAACAAGCAAGTAACTTGAAAGGTCCAGTTCGTAACTGCCTTTAGAAACATCGCTGACCGTCTGGGAATACATGGTAGTCGTTCCACGCCTGATCGTAACGGTGATATCTGCCTTTTGCCCGGTAGATTCCCCCTTTTCGTCCCCCGTGGTGTATTGGTGATCGTACGTATAAGTAAGACGGGCGTTTCCGCCTTCTTTTATGATCGCATTATCTACAGCCGCATTTAAGGCAATTTTAGTAGCCACCGTTTCGCCGGAACCTCCACCGGAACCGGCCGGGATATCCACGGCGGTAATTTCCGCGCCGCTTTTGTTCTGGAAAGACAGACGGACGGATGTTTCATCCTCGCTTACTTCCGCATTTACATTAAACAGCGTGGAAGCGTCCACCTCGTTAAAACGGGCGGTTACAACCTTGTTTTCTACCGGATTGGTGGAATCTAAGGACAAAGTTTCGTCCACTTCCAGGATATCCACGTTTACATTCACATTACCGGCCGCGTCCGGCGTCTGCTTCTCGCCGTTTACCGTTACACTCTTTACCGTTCCTTTGCCGCCGAACTCTTCCCAGCTCGCCTCCTGATCCCAGACAGCCGGATCGGTTCCGGTAAATTGCCACGTCTCCCATTTACCGAGCGATGTTTCAAAGGTGATAACACGCCCCCGGCCGCGTTGTTTTTCCGGTACCGCGGCAATGGCGGAAGCAAGAGTATAGAAACCTTCTGCAAGTGGTATGTTACCGGTTACGTTATAAGTATTCCCGCCGGCCGAACCGCCGCTGCCGAAATCCTCCCACTTTTCGACATTTTCAAAATCCGTGTCCGGATTACCTCTAAATTGTTTCGTCACCCAGCCGTCGGCAGTAAGAAAAGAAAGGATTACACCGTTTTTCCGTACATTGTTAATCTTTCCCGCCGTTTTCAATGTTGCAAATACCCCCGACAGATCACTATAAACGGTACCGGCGTTCAAAAGGTTGTTTACATTGGTAAAGGTGGAAGACAGACGCCCGTCCGTTTCCTGTAACCCCTGTTTCATTTTGTCACGGTCTATCTGCAATGTGCTTATGTCATCGGAACAACTGGTTATATCCTGGGACAAACTTTTCAGTTTTCCCCAAAGGGAACCGTCTTCACTCTCCGAACCGTCTTCACTGCCGATACGGGCGTTAATATCAGCCAGCAATGCGGCAAGCGAATCACTGTCTTTAAGCCCGTTCAGAAAATTAAGAATCTCGTTAAAGTTGTCGATTGCCTGCGAAGCGTTGTTACCGACAAGTCGGTCGATACGTAAAGAAACGGCGTCTATAGCCTTCTGTAATGCTGCATCGGCGGCAATGCGGGCGGTTTCCTCCGCCTCGACTTCCTTACCCTGGGAAACCAGTTTCAGGTGTTCGTTCAAGAAGCCAAGAACCGCCGCCACCATTTGGTTAGTAACGCTTTCCGCGTCCTCCGCGGTTTCAATGACTATAATAAGATCATCGATATACTCCTGTGTTGCCATATAGATACATTAATTAAATTGTTTACTAAACTCTTTGGAATGAACCCTCGGTTTCCGGTAGCCGCTTTCCGTAATTTCTCCCGTCCAGTTGGACTCTTTGTCGGCAAACATGAGTTTTAACGTCACGTTCTGCGGTGCGTCCGGACGGACACGGTAAGAAAACTCTTCCGCCGAAGGAATGACTTTTATTTCTTCCCGGCCGTAACCTGCCAGGTAAACATCATCAGAGGAAAGCAGATCAAGAAGAAAACGTATTTCCTGCGGGCGTTTGAATCCCGTCTTAATCGTTACAGCTTCCTGTATCTCCGTCCGTATGCGATCCGAATAATAATCATCGGTAATTTCATCGTAACGCCGGAAAACAGCGTCTTCGTCTTCATCCATGCTGGGAGTTACGCTTGCCTCGCCTTCCAGGGAAAACACTTCGTAAGTCCCGTAACTGTTCAGGAACCGGAGCCGGTAACGCTCGCGAACCGTCGGGCTTTGTTCGATCCCGATCCGGAGAGCAAACGTATCACCGCTATACACGTCAAAAAGGTTAGCCAGTACCCCGTAATCGGTAAAGAATTTAAGTCTTACGGCCTCCAGGTTCAAGGCGTAGAAATTCCCTGCCGTACCTGGTACTGCAAGGCTTTGACCGGTAAGAAGTTCCGTTATTTTCAGTTCGTGTCCCGGATAGATGAAACAGAGCGGGTAAAGTTCCGTCTCGCGCATCGTTATACGCCAGTCATTGCTCCGGGTGGTAAAAAAGAAATTGCAGGATTCATTCAAGAACTTCAAAGAAAATATATCAGTCCCCATATTTCGAAGACGTTTAAACTCTTTCTTGGAAATTCCCCCTTTCCAGGCTGTAAAAGACAGGTTATATTCTTCTTCCCCCTCATTAACCACATGTATAGTTACTTTGGCCGACAAACCGGAAACGGCAAGCAGAGGATCCGTATTATCCGGTAAAATCTGTGTACTTGCTATTCCGGTTTCGACAATCTCGGCTATATTAACACGAAATTCCCCGATTCCGTTTCCTTTGAAAATTTCCTCATTATTCATTCTGATACTGTATGTTGCCATAGAATAGGATGATACAGACAGAAAAATAGGATTACGCGTAAAGGCATTTCCCGTCGGATATATGTTCACCTTTAAAGCTTCGTCGCTGGCACTCATTGTATTGCTGTTTTGGTTACGATAAAACTTCCGATTAACTCATGCTGCGCCTCCAGAGAGGATATAAAGCGGTCCCTGGCAGCCGAAGGGTTTACCATAAACTTATAAAAGTCCGTAAGCCGGCCCGTATGGTTTTCCTTCCAGAAATTATAAAGCTCCGTTACCTGGGTGGTACACGGGGCAAGTACGATGTTATTCTGCTTTTCCATGGTGCAAAAGTTGGGTTTATGAAAGGAAGAATAAAGGACGGAATTAACCGGAATATACAATAGAGATGAACTCCCCTATATACGAAAGGGTATATGTATGGTCAAAAGTTCCGGTAGTTGCTTCCGGATCATCTTGTATATAATTTATATTCACTCTTAACTGGAACTGATAATTCCGTGTTAACGTATCATTTTCAGAAGTGGGCGGATTTTCTATTATATAATCATCCGTACCGGGATTTATAAAACCGTCCGTTATGGTCCAAAAACGGTCATTAACAATGGTATATCCCGAATTTCTAAAATCATCCAATATTTCCTGCTTTTTATTTTTTTGTACTTCCGCCTGGGTATTACGAACCAGTTTCCAAACATATAAAGTACTGCCGAAATCTTTAATATAATGTTCTTCATCAAGATTTAAGGGAGCTATTAACCGAAGTGTTCTCAGTGTCAGATCAACAGGTACATTCTTATTCGCTGGAAGTGAATAAGAAAATCCGTCAAAAAGCAAATACTGGCCCCGCAGGGCTACAGGTGTCAATATATCCATACCCATAAGCTGGTGGACCGGTAACAGAACATTCGCTTCTACCTGGTTGAAAGAGTGTCTTATTATAGCATCATATTTTTTCCAGAAGTTTATAAACAGGCCGTTTTTATATTGAAACAAAAGTGATATCGTATGTTTACTTCCGTCTTTTAATACGACTTCCTCACCCTCGGAAGTATAGGGTAGTACGGAACCGAAAGGATATTTACTATTCTGTGAGGATGTAAAAGCAAACACAAACGATAAGGGCGTTTCTACTTTTTCCGAATCTTCATCATCATTATTGGAGGATGTTTTAAGATATGTATAACGGTGAACGTAATCGGCCAGATATTGAGGGGAAAGAATATCATTCGGGGCAAAATCCATTGGAACGCATTCGTCGTCGCTTGTTAATTCGTTATCTTCGATATTGTCGGTTTTCCGATCCCAGGAAAAGAAACTCGATGAAGAATAAGTAAGGCGTTTGTTGTCTTCATCCCATTTGAACCACCGCCCCGTCGTTTCCTCATAATTTAGATGTATCACCCTTTTGGTAATGTCAACTTTCGCCAGTCTGGCCACTTCCTGATCCTTTAAATAGTCTTCAAACCGTTCAACAGAGGGAGCCGCACCGGTAAAGGAAGTCTTGGCCGATAACTTCATTTGCCGGGCCGTTTCGTAAGTTATTAAAGGTTCGTCCGTCAGGCTACGGGACAAATCAATGTCCGGAACATCATCCACAATATCCCGGATCAGTCTTAACGTGGCTGTTTTCGTATCGGAAGAAACATTATAAACCAGTCCGAAACGCACATGCAAGGCGTTTAAAAAATCCTCTACTGTGCAATCCGGCATCAAATCGGCATAAGAAAGTTTTCCTTTAACACAACAGTCGGCAGCATTATTCAATATTACCAGGTTAGAAAGTTCCTTGTTCGTCTTAAAAGGATTTTCGGTTATGGTATATCCAAATTCGGAAAAAACAAGTTCCAGCACACGCCATACATATAAAAAAGCCGTTACGCCGTAACCTTCCGGAAGTGTTACGGCAGTCGGAGTACCATTTACCAAAAAAGTTTCTGTTCTTGCTTGATAACGTAACCGATAAACTTTGCTTCCTTCTGAAACAGGTGTGATATAATTCAGGTATTTGGGGTAAGACTGGTTATCTTTTGAATCGTTACCGGTCATAATCTGAAATACGGCATAATCAGCCTGATAACCTCCCAATACTTGTTGCAAATGCACACAAAGAGAATTAACGCTGTTATACTCCTTCACTGGTAATGTAATAGCATTTAATTTTTTTGCTTTCCATGCGCTGTAGGCTTCCGAATTGTCAAAGCCGATATTAAGGGTAATACCTTCTTTTTTACCGGCGGAAACAATATTTATCTTCCCGGTACGTTTATATGCTCCGTCCAATATCGTACATGCCTGATCTTCATTCATCGGCTTTATACCCATGTCGAGACGGTGAGCAAAACCGGTTATTTTAGCATTGTTGCCGGTACATGGAACCGTAACCGGTACGGTTTGCGATCCCCGGTCGTTCATGACAGGGGATTTTTCATCAATCTGTACGGTAAAGTTACCCCCTAAATCCAGATAACCTTTGTTCGTCTTAATCTTTAGCATAATGATTACTTATTTTCCGCGTGTAAAGGTGTCGCGGGCGTTATCTATAGTTTCTTTGGCCTTCTCCAAATCCTGATAAACGATATAGGCCTTTATCAATTTGATAGCCTCACAGGAGGCGCGCAGCTCCTTTGCCGCTTCCAAGAACTCCCGGTAGGAAGAATCCCCTGCATAAGAGGTAACGTAACCGCCTTCCGCATATTCACCCGGATTCTGTGGCAACGGGTTCGCATTGGTACGCTGCCGCCTGATCGCTTCGATAGTGCTAACAGCGTCGATTACTTTAGGATTATTCATTTCCGGCTGTGGTACCACATATTCTCCCTTATGAACAACGCCGGCCACTTCATAACGCCCACCGGGACCAGTGTAACCACCTTCCGAATATCCACCACCGGAAGAACCGGAAACAACACGTTCAGCCGTGGCGGTCTTGCTGCCGGTAGTGTTTTTCAGGGACATGTTTTTAATTCTGTCCCGTTCTGCTTTGGCCGATGCAAGCTGGGCCACACCGGTAGCCGCAAGCATTACTGCAGCAACGGTTCCAGCGATCGGCCCGAGGTCCGCGTACGCCTTCATAATCGAAACGGCCGTATCTGCTATGATCTGGGAACACTTGATAGCAAAGTTTACATCCGCATACTTCTTTTGAATTTCCAGTTTCTTATTTTCCTTCTCTTCTTCCAGGGCGGCAGTATCTTCCCCGTTGTTCTCGGCTTCCTGTATGAGAACATCGTATTTTGCCTCCACTTGGTCGATTTCGGCCTGTTGAATAGCTTCCACCATGGAAGAGGAAAGGCCGGAATAATAGTCAAAGTATTTTTTAGCGTTATTCATCTGCATTTGCAGCTTTTTACGCTGGTATGTCTTTTCGTCTATTAATTCCTGATCGTGCAGATTCTTTAACAGGGCCAGTTCATTCTGGTATTCCTGTGCCCATGATACGCCGATCTGGGATTGAATCTGATATAAACTATTCTGATAATCAAATTCAAGCTGGCTAATTTCCTGCTGTTTCTGTTTCTCCAAACCAACGGTAGAAATCCCCGCCTGTCTCGCTATCTCAATTATGGCATTATAAGTAGTTTCTACATCCTGAACCTGCTTCCGGTATGCCTCCTGCATACCGGTTATTCCTATCGGAACGGAAGTTATTTCACGTACTTTTTGAGCAATGGCCGCCTGGTCACGTAGTAGCTGCATCTCGGTTTCACGCACGGCGTCGGCCGCTTCCGTAACAGTATCTATACGTTTTTGTTTACTGGTGATCTCCAGAGCGTTTACATCATCCAGGTAAGTACGGTTTATCTCCAGGAGTTCTGCGGCGTGCTCCGCTTCAACTTTCAACATATAGGCGTCGGCGGCTTCCTGCGTGATACTCCGGTTTAATACTGCTTTTTCCATGGTGTCCTTCTGGACGTTGTAATAGGCGGTTTCAATCTTTAACCGTTCGTCCCGTTTCTCCTGTACCAGTTTTATACGGGCGTCCTCCTGCTTGCCGGTTTCCGTAAAAATGGCCGTCTGTGCTTCTGTTTCGAGCTTGTGGATTTCATCGAGTAACTTCTTCTTCTGGGCCGGTGTTTTTGCTTCCAGCTTCTGGAGTGCGTCGATACGTTCCCGGTAATAGCGAAGGTTTTCCGCTGTTCCTTCGAGAATGTATTGGGCTTCCGTCTTATTTTCCTTTTCCCGGTTCTCTTTGATTAGAAGCATACGTTTTTCATGCTCGATCTCCAGAGGTTTTAATGTAGCGTCCGTTTCTGTATTTTTATACTCCCCGGCTGCCGCTTTCTTTTTGACCTTCCCCAGTTCGTTTAAACGTTTTATTTCGGTGTCGATACGTTCTATTTCCTTGTTTTTCTTGGCGATATTCGCTTCGCTGTCTTCCGTCCACTGTTCCTGAACCTTTTTCTTTTCGGCCTCCAGTTTCTTTATAAGGGATGTTTCAGTATTTATATTTTCTTTATTGGTTCCGGTTAATGAAGTGGCCGTCGCCTCTGTTCTTAAGATATCATTATTGATCTGGGCGATTGCTGATTCTATACCGGCCAAATCCTTCTGTGTTGTTTGTAGAGCTTTCAACTGGTTAGTCTCTTTTTCTGTACCAAATAAACGGCTTATTTTAGCGGTAAGACTGTTCCGGTTATATCCTGACAATGTATTTTGCTGGCGGGTGTCCCAGTAAGCGTCGCTTTGCTCTGATTCCTGGCTTTCAAGATTCCTTTTTTTCTTGTACAATTCTTCCAGTTCCTCCTGGTAAGCTTTCAACTTGATTTGTTTTTCCAAGGAAACTAAATATTGATCTATGGCCTCCTTGTTGTTGTTTATGAGCCTGCCTTCTTCATTCAATTCCGCATTATAATCCGGTATCAGTTCTTTTAATTCCGCAAGCCTTTGTTTACGGGTGTAGTTGGAAAGGTTCTCGTCATTAATAGCAGCTACAAGAGTTTTTATTTTTGCTTCCTGGCTGGCATATTCTTCATTCACTTTCTTTACGACTTCCTGGTGGGCCTTCATCGCCGCCGAAGCCTGTTCCGTCTTCTTTGCAAGCTGGTAGATAGCAACACCGGCTGCCACGAGTAACGCGAGCAGGGCCGTATATGGATTCTTCAAAAGTTCGATCCTCATTAACCGGAGTGCAGCGGTACATCTGGTAGTATTCTTGTGTAATAGTGCCTGGGCTGCCGCATAAGTCAGAGTAGCCGCCCGGCTGATATAAAGCTGTACGGCGTGCGCTTTCTCTGCAACGACCGAAGCAAGGGTCGCCGTTTTAAAACGGGCGTGCCACATGGTAGCGATTTTCAGTCCTCCATAGTAAGAAACCAAATAAGCGGTAACGGTATAAGTGACAACACCCCATTTATTAAACATGTCAATCATACCTCCCACACCTTCCACCATAAGCGTAACAAGGTCTATTAAATCCCGGAGAATACCCTTTGATTCATAGAAACGTAAAACTACCCCTTCGATAGTTGAACTTAGCCGGTTTAATGCACCTTGAACGTTATCACCCATTTCTTCGGACATAGCATTAAAGGCATCTTCTGCACCTGTCACCGCGTCGCAAAGTGCCAGCACGGTATCGGTACCGTTAAGGAAAGTGTTAAACGCTGCAACGGAACGTTTATCGGTCAGTTCAAGGGCCTTGTTCAAGTCTATTCCTTCACTGTTCAGTTTTTTAAGTCCCTTTATCAGATCATCCAGGTTATTAACCGGACCGCCAAGAGCAAGCGCGAGTTTGCCGCTACTGTCAGCCAGGTTAAGCAAAATATTACGTGTTGCCGTCGCTGCCGATGAAGCATCGAAACCGCTGTTTGCCAAAGCTCCCAAAAGGGCGGTCGTTTCCTCGATTGTGAATCCGAAAGAATTAGCAACCGGGCCGACGGTAGACATTGCACTATTCAGATATTCAAAATTCAAGGCCGAAGACGTTGTACCTATTGCCATGGTAGAAAGTGCCCGTTCCGTATCTTCCGCATCAAGGTTGAAAATACGCAATGTTGCACCGGCAAGCGTAGCAGCCGAGGCAAGATCCGTGTCCACCGCCTTGGCGAATTTCAGTACGGAAGGCGTCATCGCTTTAATATCCTCTTTGAAAAATCCCAGCTTGGCAAGCTCTATCTGAAGTGCCGTTACCTGTGCGGCCGTATAAGAAGTAGTAGCACCCAGCCGGCGTGCTTCATCCGTTAAATCTTTAATACTCTTTTTCGTAGTTCCCAGGATAGCGGCCAAAGTACTGTTTTTCTTCTCGAACTCTATAATAGTACTGATCGCATCCCTTAGCCCGCCGACAATCTGCCCGGTTATCATTGCGCCGATAGTGACAAACACACCAGCCAGAACCGTTTTTATCTTATTCAGGGAAAGAAGGGAGCCGCCGAAACCTTCCGCCTTTTTCGTGGCCTGCCCGTATGCTTTCTCAACTTCTTTCAGTTCCTTCTCCAGGGCGGCATATTTTTCCGGCTGCAAAGACTTCACCGTATCGCGAAGTTCTTTCCGCAAGGCGTTTGCCTTCCTTGCCAGCTGGTTGGCACTCATGGTGGTTTTATCCAGCCGTTTCTCACATTCGGCAATCTTCTTGTTATTCTCGGATATAGCCTTATTATTGGCATTTAATCTATCCGTAAGATTCTTCCACTGTTTACCGCCAGCCTTACCGGTAGCAATAAGTTCGGTCATTTTCTTTTTAAGGTCCTTATTGCTGTCCCGAAGTTCTTTGTTCTTCTCCGAAAGATTATGTATTTCCTTCTGCGCATCGGAGGCGTTCAGGGTTAACACCCATTCGATATAGTCAGGTTTTAATTTTGCCATAAGAGTAAATTTTATAAGGCAAAATTATCCTGGTGTAAAGTGGCGGAAAAGGACATAAAAAAAGCCCGTAGAACCATTCTACAGGCTTATTATACTAAGAAGAAAGTATTTTATCTCTTAAATGTAAAATCCGAAGGATCAAAATATCCTTTATCCTTAATTGTTGCCCGATCAAACATCCGGCAAACGTACCAAGTTAAAGGTACTGATATAAGAGGCGTCACGATAAAGGAAAGAAAGGCAAAAGCAAGCCACCCGGATAAAGTAGCCGGTTTATGCTTACATCCTACGAAAAAAGCTATTACCAGGAAAAAGCCGATCAGAAATAAAATATCTTCATATGTCATATAATTACTATAAGATACAAGTAATAAATAATTGGAAATAAGCCCGCCCGAATTGGGCCGGGCTTAATTGATATATCATTTCTCACGAAATAATACATCGGGTGTATTAAGTTCTTTTTTATGAAGTATAATAGAAACCTTATAACAGGTTGTATTATCAAAATTGAGCGGAAACTAATTCATTTCCTATTTTCTTTATTGCTATCCTTATTTTATCATACTGTTTTTCACCGACATTCGCCACTCCGGACGCATACTGACGCATAAGAGACGGATTTATACCAGCAACCTCTGCTATCTTTGAAATATTGAGAAATGAAAAATAATTAAAGAATGATTGTAGATCATATTTATAAGAAAATTCCAATACTGGAACCTCCTTGCCTTCTTCCGCTAACATCTCTTTTATTTCCTCGTATGATTTCAGAAAATCAGCCTTAGCCGCTTCCGCTGTATCTCCGTAGCCGGCCAATCCAAAATCCGGTAACTCTTCTTCCATAAAACAGGAATAATAACCGTCTTTCGCACGTTCAAACAAAACATTCACTTTCATACTATTTATTTTTAAATGTGGCAGGCAATATTACCTGCCACTATCGCACCTAAAAGTCTTAAATTATGAAGTAAAGAAGTGCGGGGATTAAATCCCCAGCACTTTTCTTGCGTTACGTTCTATGTGAAGAGAAACCTCTTTAGACCCGTGACGGGGTATCGAAAACTTTTTGCCAGTCTTGGGACTGAACCAAACATCGTGTTCTCCGCCATGTCTCACAACGTAACAACCTGCCGCCTTTAATTCGGCGTAAAGTTGATTGTACTTCATAAAATAAAAGAACTTTTAAATACAGTGCAAATATAGCAAATTTGCAATAACCATGCAAATAATACAAATACATTTATTGCGAATTTGCTATATTTTAACATCGTAATATAAAGAATGAACTTTGGAAGATAACAACACACTTACTTTAGCGAACTGACAAACATTTCCTTTACCCTTTCCCTTACATAATCCTGATATTCATATTTAATCTTCCCGAGTGTGTCATGATATAGAATCCCGTATATCTGCCGGTTATAAATCTGGTAATTACCGTGTTTCTTCATATCCAGGAAGCGGGTATATAATGGAAGGTTAGAATGTGCGATTACTCCTTCGCCGTCCGGAATGACCGAATAATTCGGGTTCTGTAGTGCGGCCATTAATGCACCGGATCGCCCTTGTATGATCTCCCCGGTTCCCTGTACTTTCCTACGCTCACGGCCTTTCTGGTAAATCCGTTTGGTAGCGATATCCAGTTGGGCTTGAAATATGTCCTGTATTCCACGCCCGATCCGGTCGGTAAAGAAATCCGTTTTAAAATTCTCGGCCATTCAGTTATTCATTTTTTGAAAATCCGGTAATAATGTGCCTTTCCCCGGGTTCATCCTTAACAGTTTCATTTTTCTTGTTAGAGGTATATTTATATCTCCAATAGGTACATAATGTACCATTTACACCTATTGTAATAATACATATTATAACAGCTAACCAGAACCACGCAAAAGCATCCATTAGCATCTTGTTTTAAATGAGAAAGCCAGGCTCCACCCTGCAAACGTCCTGTAAAAGCCGGATTCCGGAAGAGTGGAAAGGCTGGTTAAATCCAGTTCCTTAGTGACAGGGCAACCAGTGGCGGAATCTTCTATCAGCATTTGTTTGATACGCTCCATAACCGGCTGCACCTCTTCGATAGTCTCATAAGCCCCTTTACGTTGGGGATCGTACTTGCTCATAAGGAAAATAACGCATAAATTATTTTCCCTCACATTATCAGCCGAAAGGCTGGCACCCGTTCCCGACGGGATCAGAATAAAGAGCACCGGACATTCTTCTTTTGATAGCCCCTGTATCGTCTTACTCATTTCCTCGTCAATGGTAACGGGTAGCACCTTCTTTATTTCAGGAATACGTTTTTGCACGCCTTCCCAGTATTCACGGTAAACCTTTATATCTATCATATTGTCAATCCCTGATAACGTTTTGCCTCCCATTCACGGCGGGTAACAAGCCCCGGAAGAATCTTACCGCCTCCGTATATCCACTTTTTAAACTCTGCCGGTATGGATGAATCATACGCATCTGCTCTGATCTTCTTATAAAGCGTTGATTTCTTTAATTTTCCGATACCTACATTAAAGCAAAAGCTTACTACCGCGTCAAACTGGTACTGTCCCAAATCAAGGGGAAGCGCGTTTACCTGGTTTTCTACCGCCCTGATATCCGATTCAAAGAAAGCATCGGCCTGGGCCTCGGTGATAACATCACCCGGTTTTACACCGGCCGTATGACCGTAACCGATCGTACATACTCCCGCGGCACATACATACGCTTTCAGGCGTAACCCTTCAAATTTCTTGATCTTGTTTTTTGTTCTTGTTGTCGTTCTCATTTCTTGTTACGTTTTTGGTGCAAATACTCAAATTTACATTTATACAGATAAAGCAATACATCCCAGAAGGGCGTATCGTCCACCTCCTTTTTATTACCGAATACACCGGAAGCCGCCACCTCAAAGACTATCCCGGTCCAGCCGGTTTTATCGTCCGCCTTCCGGTCCTCGGATGCCAGCTTCTGAAACAATATCCGAAAGTCGATAGCTTCACCACCGATATAAACCGGTCCGGAAAGAACCATTTCCCAAACAGCGGAAAAGAAGTTTACCGCATGAATGGCAAGCAAGGAAGGAACGGCCGGTATCTTCTCCGGGTCCTTATACCGGTAAAGCTTTAACGTGATATCCTGGAAGATTTCATTTATAGTCGATTCGTCCTTTTCTGCCGCTGCCTGCTTGCTTTGCTGCAACAAATCCAGGCAATCACAAAAGTTACCGAAAGTAAGACCGTTCAGCATGTCACCGACACCATGCCAGCCCCCGAAATCCTGCATCAGATTACGACCGGTTTTCAGAATGGGCGTAACGATCCGCTCGCCCTCCTTACCGGTTGTATAAGAGAAAAAGCCGTCCAGCTTTTCCAGTTGCCCGTCCAGCTCCCGGATGATCTCACGCCGGTACATGGTGTAATCCGCTTTCATACCCAGAAGGTAAGAAAGCCATTTTACGCGGAACTGTCCGGGGCTGATCGTACCGCGGTTCATCAGTACCGCCAATATAAGAAACTGTCGGTACTGCTCACCGCTGACTTCATCCAGACAGGAAGGGACCTCCACCGTCTTACTATTATATGTAAACTTCTCCATGTCCGGACATTAAAAAGTTATTCCCTTAGATTGTACGGTAA